AGGCTTCTCTGATTATTCCATTCCAGATCCAGCCAGACCGGATACTGCAGTTTTCGCCCGTTCAAAACTTCCACTACTTTTCTGGCTTCGCTCTGTATCTCCGCAACTGTCATGGCATAACTGTATTTATATGCTCCGGTTGGAATGTTATGTTTCTGACATCCGGAGTAATTTTTCTCAAAGCAGCTATCAATCACGTTTCCGGCTTCTGTGATCCGGAGTATTGCAAAGTCCATTCCGTAGTTTGCTACGGTCTCCCAGTCGATTGTTCCTTGCCATGCTGAAACATCTATTCCTCTTATTTCCATGTCCGTCTCCTTTCATAGGGAGAAAAGGGATGGTTTCTCATCCCCTATTCGTCTTTATTTGCCTGTTTTACAATCTGGTTCACATATGTAGAAAGACCAGCAATCAGGATTCCCTGTGTGATTGCTGTAAAGATTGCCATTGCAATATCCTGTCCGGTACCGCAGGTGCAGGTGGCAAACACATAGATCGCGCAGATTGCAATGCTGATTCCGCCAAGGATAAGCGGGATATACTTATCTTTTACTGCCTGTGCCTGTTTGAGTGCCATGCCTACAAAATATAAGGCAATTGCTACTACGATGAGTTCCGGTTTTACATAGTTAATGATCTGTTCCATAGTCATTCTCCTTTTTGTTTGATATGTAATTCATCAATTTCCTGCTTCATTTTGGTCACCATACCATTCCCACCCAGCGCATGATAGGCGTCGTACATTTCACAGAAGTTCTGGTACGCATACGATGGAATGTTTCCGAACTTTGTGTACTTTGCATGATACTCTATCATCTGCACGCGGAGCAGGAGCATAGTCCCCTTACTATTTGCATCCCGGTCTTTCTTCTGGTTTTTCAAGATCCAGACTATATACCCTAAAAGAACCGGTAATACAATAGTATATGTCTGCATGAGTATTTCTTTCACTATTTCACTCTTTCTCCGGTTTGCGCCGGCGTAATTTTAGATAAAATAAAAGAAGCCTCTCGGCTCCGCTCTGATTCTTCTCATAAATTTCTCCTAAACAAAAAGAGGGCATTTCTGCCCTCTCTGCTTTTTAAATCGCATATTTCATGTGTGATGCTTTCACATCCTCATCCGCTACTTTGGCGTATATTGTTGTTGTATTTATATTGACATGCCCCAAAATCTTTTGTACTTCGGTGATTGGCGTACCTCTCTGTAGAAGATGTGTAGCAAGGGTATGTCGAAATAGATGTGGTGTCAATGGTCTATCCAGTTCGGCACGTTCCCCTATCAATCGAATGATTTTTTCAATCGCTTCTTTATTAATCTCCCACACCCTCTAATTTTACTCCGCAATTAGGGCAATATCCTTCAGCATCTTTAATTAAAATCTGCTCTTTACAATTTGAACATTTCATAAAACTATAAATATCGTCATTGACAAACATCCATCTTCCACCATGATTTTCTATAATCATTCTATATCCTGTATCTTTTACTTTTGCCATTTGTAACACCTCCGTTTCATATGTTACAACATATAACACAGCGAGCTATATGTGTCAATTATTTTTTGGATTAGAATTTTTGTTACCTAATTAAATTAACTAAAAACATTCTTTAGTTAATTATATCACTCTTTCTCCGATTTGCGCCGGCGCAATTTTAAAACGCTAATATGTCTTTCAGTGGCTCTGCTCTTATATTCTCTGGCAGTTCATCATCTTCGGTATCTGCATATCGGCGGCAGTTGTATTCTGCGATATCTATATCCTTTTCAATATCTTCAAGACTTTTATCACTCTCGCCTTTTATGATCAGAATCAAGTCGAAGATGATGGACCAGAGTTTGCTTATGATCTGTAATTTTGTCATTTATTCTCCTCTGGTAAAGAAATGAGTTCCTGATATTCTTTATCTGTAAGTTTTCCACGTTCCTTTGCCTGTTCTACCATTTTCAGCCAATTTTCGTGGTTATACATTTTCTTCATTTTCAATAAAATTCTGTACATCTTCTTCCTCCTCTGTTTCTTCTGGAATATAAACGTCTGTCATTGCTGCCAGATACTGAATTGTTACGTTCTGGTTTTCAATGATTTTTTTCTGCTTTTCTACGGTTGCTCTGAGGTTCTCGTCCTCTGCCGCTTCCGCAGGTGTCTGAGTCATTTTTCTTACTTCCATGTTCTTCACCCTTTCTTAACTGTTTTAAATATTTCTGAGTCCTTTGTTTTACTTTATACGAATTTCCTTTATCAGCATTATTTTCCCAGGAATTGTGATGTTCATCTACTTTTTCCGGTTCAAGTTCTCCTCTCTGTGATTTATGAACCATCCTCACAAGAGTTTTTCTTTCATGCTTTACACTATCTGAGTTAAGCGTCATGATTATCCTTCCTGTTTCTGTCAGCCGATAGTCGAATCCCAAAAATGTAAATCCTTTTTCAAGCGGTGTTATGTGTGATTTCTTTCCATTTGCTTCCAGCCCGTATATCTGCAATTGCTTCATTATCTCACTAAAAACTCTCTCGGCCTGTTTTCTTGTTTTAACAAGAATCCAGAAATCATCCATGTATCTGATATTGTATTTTACATGCAACTGTTCTTTGATGTAATGATCTAATGGATTCAGAAGCGAAATACCGGCAATCTGTACCATTTGAGATCCTGGATTGTATCCGGTTTCTCCTGCGTACTGGTCTCGTAAAACTCCACACGACATTTCTGCTGTATCCTTATCCGTCAGATTCCTTATTTGCCTTTCTACATCACTGTGCCGCATGTTTAGGTAGTATCCATGTATGTCAACCTGAACTATCCATCCTTTTGTGCCGTATCTGCAGTAATAATTCCATAGATATTTTTTAACCAGTGCTCTTGCAAAGTCTGTTCCCTTTCCTGTCTGGCAGGCACAATTTGAATAAGTGAACCCCTTTGTCATTTGAGGATAAAGAGAATTATCATTAATACTCCTTTGATATACCCGGTCCTTAAATGGGATACTGAGAGCTTCCCGGCGTTTCGGATATGTTATCAATACCGTTTTAGGTTTCCCATTCTTCCATGTCCCGTCCTGATGCTGATGTTTCATCCGGAGTATATTTTCTTCTCCATTTAGCAAAAACGACTTAACTGATGGTTTCCATGTTACTCCATTCTTACATTTCAGCATTGATTCGTATAAACTATCATAGCTTGTTATATGATCTTTCATCTTTTGTGCTTCCGCAGTTTCTCAGTGCTGGCAGGCTTATGTAAGTCACGCACTGTCTCTTTCGATTATCCGCGGTATTGTTTAGGCTTATGCCAGGGATTTCGGCTCCTTGTCTATATCTTCAAGGCGATCATTGCTATGCAATAACCATAATGCTTTTAGGAAGACAATCGGGGCGTACACATTCGAGTTCCATGCGTTCGTGTTGTTGACGTTGCCGGATGTGTTCACATTCATGACGTTGTTAGCGTTGCCGCGGTTAGCCGAACGAGAAAACACATTCTGAGGTGTTAGCCTACGTCCCATGTAATTTAAGAGTATCTTTCTATGTCAGATTCCCGCCATTTTTTAATATAATTTCTCACTTTTACTGTTTGTTCTGACCAATATTCTACCCTTTTTCCTTTCAGGTGAAAGAGTGTATGCGCAAGCCCAATCTGTGCAAGTAAGTTGTTGCAATCCAGAATCGCCTGACGCTGCAGTTTGCTTCTCCAGGCCCATAGCTCTTTCTTATTCTTTTCTGTTACCCGGATATTGTTTGCGGTCCAGGCATTTATATAAATGTCTTTCGCGGTCCGGATGATATCGTCCGTGAGCGCGGATTGATATTCCGGAAGAAATACCTTTTTATTCTTGCAGATCTGAATCGTGTAGACCGCCAGCTCTCTTGCGTACCATACTGCATTTAACTGTCTGTTCTGTGGCGTGTCCGGTACATTTCTCTCACCTGCTTTAACTGCCATTTCTTTTCCTTTCCATCCCTGCATCCGTGGGTGCAGGGATTATTTGATTGCTGATTATACGACGACAAGCGGGGCGTACACACCCGAGTACCACGCGCTCGCGTTGCTGACGCCGCCGGATGTGCTCACACTCATGACGTTGGTAGCGCCGCCGCGGCTAGCCGAACGAGAAAACACATGCTGAGGTGATGTGTGGTTCGCAGCTGAATATCTAATCATAATCGGATAGGTTTTCCATGGTTCAATTGGTGTTTTGGAATTTGTTCTCCGCTGCCAGTATTCGTGAACTGTTCCCTCCTCTTTGCTCATGTTGACATTCATCTGAGACATGGATGCAAGGAATACTCTGTCGTATGTGATATCTGTCACGCCGCCATCATTGACCGTGTTCGCAAGTGTAGTTACTTTGACCGTCTTTAATGCTGCCAGCATATCCGCAGGCATTCCGCAGAGGAAACCGTCTTTTGTGGCTAACTGACTCGGTGCAATATCCCAGTCGTCCTGTTTTGTCCACCATTTGCCCTTTGGTTGTGTTGAATTGAGCCACTGACGGGCCGCTGAGTATTTCCAGCGGTTCCAGCCGTATGCTGATTCCTGCATACTGTTGAGGTTTCCGTTTCTGGTTGCGTACTGCATAGTTCCCAGATCTGTTCCGTCTGATCCGGATGTAACTGCCACGGTTTCAATCGTTGTGATTCCATCGGCAGCGTAAGAGGTTGCTTTCCAGTTGCTCGGCACAGCGTCCGGCATCTGTGTGAATCCATATACTGATCCGCCTGCAGGTACGGCCTTGGTCAAAGTAAACTGCCAGTATGTGTCTGCTTTTGCATTATTTCCCCAATCCTTTTCTAATTTGAGGTGATAAGTTCCTGCTGCCAGTCCATCCGGGCAGCGCAAGAATGCACGGTTGCTAAACTGTAATCCGAATGGAGTTGTGTAATGCGCTTCCAGGAATGTTCCTGGAATGACTTCTCCGTCCTCCAGTTCTACATTTTCAAAATGTGTAACCTGCCACGGGAAATCATATTCCTGGCCGGCGGCAGTATCTGTCCATTTCTCAAGAATCTGGTCTCCGAAATCAAAAATTTTCTGAGCGTACCCATTTCTGGAAAGTCCGCTGATCTGGTCCCACGTTGATATGTTTTCCAGGTTTGCTGCCTGTGTAAATGCCATTGTCTGCAATGCCTGTGAAATTTCTTTCATAGTGCTTTCGCGTGGGAAATTAATGAGTGTCTGGTCTCCTGTTGCCATTTCTGTTCCTCCTTTATTTATAATCTCTAGTTATTCTGTATAGACAATATCAAGTCCGCCGTCTTCACTATTTATTGCCAAAGTTATATGTTGTGTCTGAGCAATCAGCGCATCTGTTGCGGACTTGGCGGCAGCCGCCTGGTCTTTAGCAGCTTTTGTAGCGGTATTTGCATTTGTTGCCGCTGTTTCAGCTGTAGTCGTGGCAGTTTTGACAGCTTCTAAGGATTTTCCAATTTCTGTGCTTAAATTTGCCGCGTCCGAAATCGTTTTTTTGAGTGTCGTATCCTTTGCAGTTGCATCCGCAATTGTCTTGTTCAGATTATCTTTCGCTGTCTTTATGTTTACATCAAATCTTCCAATCTCCTGATTGGTATGTTCTGTAATTCCTTGCTGTGCTTCTGATTCTTTCAGTGCAATATAATCTTCTGTCTGACTCTTTACATTCTTTACGGATATCTCCTGCTGACTGATTATAGTCTGTATCGCCTGTTTCCTTGTCTTATCAATTTCTGCCTGAGTCAAAGTGACCGATTCGGTCACTTTTCCATCAAATCCGGTGATCTGCGCATTGATATTCTGTTCAGACTCTGATGCTACCTTTCTGGACTGCTCCGCGCTCTGGGCGTAGCCTGCAGCACTGTCTCTGCTATTCTCAGCTTCCTGCGCTGCTTGCACAGTGTCGGAATATAACTGCTGTATATCCGTGTGAGCTGATTCTATTTCCTGCTGGGACTGCTCTACTACTGCTCTGGATGTCTCAACCTGTTTGGCTTTATTAATCACATCATCATGGGCTGCGATATATTCCGGTGTCATATCTCCTGGAAGGGCTATCATCTGCCAATGTTCTGAATTATGACCCGGATCAGGAGCAATTCCTGTGATTGTTGTCTCCAGCTCTGCCAGGCAGAAGTATGAGCCGCCCTGATATGAAACTGCATCAAGATATTCGTAGGCAGCTGAAGAATCATATTCTCCTCTCGGATTTAAGGCAACATTCCCCAAATCGGTTTCTATGTAGTTATTTTCTGTATTCATTTTATCCTCCTGTCACATTTTCAGTCTGTACTTCAGACGTGATCCGGTTCTTTGAAACCGAACCTTATCAACTGCTGGATCTGAATACAGTTTTAATTTGCCTGTCACAACTCTAAATGCAGCAAAAAAGACATTTCCTGTTTCTCCTTTCAGATCAGCTTTTTTCTGGCGGATGTAACTATCAATGTCTTTCTTTCCCTCTTCTACTCTGCCGGGAATAGATGCAGCCTCTTTCTTTGCCTGTTCAGCGTAATATTTTGCATTATCTGTATCACGCTCTGGATAACTTTCATGTCCATGTGCCCAGGTTTCTGCCTGTTTTTGTGCCATCTCCGCTTTTTCAGCTGCTGCATTCACAGTTTCAATGGTCTCTCTGAAAAGTTCCGGCTTTTCCGGTGTTCCGGGAATTTCTGGCTTAGGTCTTGCTTTTACTGGAATTGTTATTTTATATTCCGTATTTCCAGATCCATTTCCAGCCAAATATACAAATGCATATATTTTATAATTCTGATTATTTTCCTCGTTTTCCAGCATAGCATCCGGAATTGGAACGTCTATTACGGAATCTCTTACTGTCCCGATTCTTGTTACGGATGTTCCTCCTGTTTCTTCCAGCGAGAAATGCATTTCTACTGCCTTTGGAAGATTTAAGCCCTGAATCCGAAGAATCTGTCCGTAATCATACTGCCACGCTGTTTCGGCCCGAATATTTGTTTCTGTTTCTGAAAAAACAGCAGTGATTATATTATTCCTCTTCTGCCTCCCTCTTTAGCAAATTCCATTCTTTTTCCGTGATAATATCCAGTGCCCATTCTTTCGGGATGTATAGTTTCATTCTTTTATTGATTTTATTTTTTCTGTAATATCTGTTCCAGAAGTAAGCATTCGCCAGTGCTCTTGCTTTGTGCATAATGCAAATATATGTTGCCCTGGCGTCCGGTGTACCGAAAATCTGGTAATTGTATGCAGTGCACCAGCTGCAGCCCTCTGCGATAGGACAGTTAAAGCACTCGTCTGTGCTCTGTGTTCTCCTGTCAATTTTCTTCAAGCATTCTACGCGGCATCTGTCGCATTCCGTCTGGCAGATTCCGGAATCTACATCTCCGATCGAATAAGGTTCCTGTTGATTTCCCAGAGAACTTTCCATGTAGCGCAAACACGGATATATGATGCCATCTGGGTCAACTGCCAGCATAACACCATTCCCACCGCACCAATTTTCAAGATCATCCTCCTGTTTTGGATGGAAGAACTCCTCTTCAAACAGCGAACAATAATAATCATTTTCGAAATCCATATTATTTTCCAGAATGTAATCCGCGAGACGCTTCATTTCGTTATATAGGACGGTTGCATGAATCGGCTTCCATCCGTCCTCGTATACACAGTTCGCGTTGATTTCATTATACCCAAGTTCGAACATATGAATAATCGCATCGTATGTATGCATTACATTAGCCGGTGCAATGGTGATCTTCGAACCCATGTAATTTCCTTTGTTCATCCAATCTTTTGCCGCGAATACTGCCAAGTCATATGATGGGCTTCCATCCGGGAATATGCGGCAGGAATCATGTAATTCTTTGTTTCCATCAACTGTAACTGAGAAAGACAATCTGTTTTTCCATTTGTTTAGCACTCTTCCGACTTCCAGATCATGATATAGCGTTCCGTTTGAGCATATAGAGAACATTGTTTTATCAAGCCACGGATGGTTCAGCTCAATCATCCTGTTAATTGTGTAGCTACAGATCTGATCAATTAATTCAATCTCCAGCAGGGGCTCTCCACCGATAAAATCAATAATAAGTCCCGGAGATTTATGGGGGTTGATATATTCTTTCATCCCTTTTTCTCCGGTCAACAGTAAATCTATCATTTTCTCAGCCGTTTCAAGGCTCATTTTGCGTTTTCCTTTTTTGATCTGATAGCAATATGTGCACGCAAGATTGCAGTCATCCGTCACCTGAAAGGTGACTGTTTGTGTTAAGATTCTTTCTTTTTCATCTGCCTGATGAAGTTCCGGATATAATCTACTTAATTGTTCCGTGTACTGCTCAGTTCTTTTCATTTTCAACACCTTCGATTTTGCAATTGCACATTATGCTAATTTCAAGTTTTGTCGAATTGTTCGGAAGCATCCAATTATATTTATGCTTCTTTATTGTTTCTGGTATATACAGCTTTTCGATTTCCTGAACTGCCAGTTTGTACTCCGCTTCCAGTTCTGCTCCTTTTTTTTGATATGCTTTGAATGCATCAGAATTAATAATATCCGGATCATTCGGATGTGATTCAATAATTCTCTGGATAACATCTTTTGTAAACCCCAGCTCAAAGTTCAATCTTTCAATGTATTCTGCTTTTTCTCTTTCGATTTCTACAATTATCTTTCTCATAGTTTTCCCCTTCCTTAGATTGTTCCAAGTTTTATTGTGATCACGCTTCCTCTGTCTGACAGATCCTCTGTGATTACGTCTACTTTCCATCCCGGGAAGTCCCTTTTTGTTTTTCCAACGCTTAATGTGAATTCCGAGTCGTTTCCGTCTGATAATTTTTTCTTGACTGATTCAAAAGTTTCATTTTCTCCCACATACATGGTGATAAGGCTGTTGTAATTTAATTCATTTCCTTTTCCATCTTTAAATTTTTCAAACGAGAATGAATTGTTCATTCCTGCTATTTCTATTTCCTGTTTATTTTTTAAAACTAACTTCATTTTTCTTCCTCCTGTTTTTCAAAAATGACCAAGTCGGTCATTTTACTGTAGATGAAACTTGCCCATAGCATGTATCTTTGCATGTATTTCCGCAATTAGTAGAACAATTTGACGAGCATGAAGTACTGCATCCTCCGCAAATCGTAGAACAGTTATTTGAGCACGATTCTGCGCATCCTCCCATGCATGAAGATGTACATTCGGATCCGCATGAACTTCCGCACGAACTGCAACCAGAGCATCCGGTGCATGATGTCGAACATGATGCTGTGCATCTGTTGTCGCATCCAGTACAGTACCCCGAACATGTTCCGGAGCATCCTGAGCAATCGTATGAACAACTATAACCACATCCAGTGCAACTATTTTTGCAGCTGCCCGAACAGTCATCTGCGCATGTCGCAGAACAGTTGCCTCCGCATCCGTTTGTGCAGTCCGCGCAAGTCTGTGCGCAATTTGTCGTGCAGGTCTGGAAACAATCCGTTTTGCAGCCAGCTTCGCAATCATCTGCGCATGTCGCCTGGCAACCCGTACATTCATCCTCGCATGCTCTATTGCATTGCCTGTCGCAATTTCCACTGCATCCAGTTTTGCAACTAGTCGAGCATGCGGTTCCGCATGAGCTTCCGCAATTTCCTTTCGTTGTGTTCTGGCAACTTGTCGCGCACTGAGTTCCGCAACTAGATGTACAAGCCCTTTCGTTTTCCTCCTTTTAAGCTTTTATTGATGTAGTGCATCCTGCACCGCATGTATGTGTGCAGCCGCTCGAACAGCCGCCTGTGCAGCCGCCACAGCCACCCGAACAGCCATCTGAGCACTGCTTTCCGCATGTGGTGCTGCAGTTTCCAGAGCACGAAGTGCACCCCATGCAGGTAGATGCACAGGCCAGTTCGCATAGACCTGTGCAATTCCCTCTGCACCCCGATACCTTTGCATCTTTCTGTATGTTTAGCATTTTGTCCGCGAAGTTTTCTGCTTTTTCCAAGGTCATTTCAAGCGCAGTTCTTTCTTTTTTCAAGCTGTTATCTGGCAGGAAATCGTTGATTTCTAAAAGCGGATCAACGATTTTTTGAATATGCTCATCTGAGATCTGTTTTCCATTCTGCGGCATGATACTAAAATCATATTCCTGTGATGCATATTTCTTCAGTGATCCTCCCATTTGTTCTGCTGTTCTGCTCATCATTGTTTTTCTTACTTTTTCTTTGATTCGTTTCAAAGATTCAGCTGTTATAATCCTTTTTTCTCCTATACTGCTGACACTGACGTGTAAGCCGGGTTCACGAGCATATAGTCAATTGTTACTGTTTCCATTATTGTTGTTTTTAAAATCGACGCTTCGATGTGCATTTTTGTACCTTTTTTCACTTCCCCAAAGTCTACGATAGTTCCCAAAATCTTATATTTATTGTTTACGTCAAGCATGCTTGGTGAAATGCGGATTTCTTTAACGATTTCTCCGGCAGATGATCCTTTTCTGATTTTTACAGATATAACAGAATCCGTTTTCGATATATCCGAAACCTTCATGCGAATCATAACTGAATATGTTCCTATTTTCAACGCAAGACTTTTTGAGAACAACGTTATTTCTGATATAGAGCTTGCATTTTTGCTCAGAACAGGGTATTCTGCTTCTTCATCGTTAATCGTAGCTTCCGTCGAAAGATTTGTCCCTCCGACATAAATTTCTCCAGCATTTTCTACTTTTGCAAGAGTTTCATCGACCTTGTCCATCATGTCTGCGAAATCTTTCACGTTGAAGAAATCATCATCCTCTGGTTTTGGGAATCCATAATTAGTTGTTTTCTGCAAATGTTACCTCCTCGTTCCGCAGCTGGTAATATGTCTTATCTTTTAGTTGCTTATATGTATAAGGTTTATATTTTTTGTATTGATTGTATCTAAGAATTATTTCTAGTAAATAATCGAGCGGAACCATCTGTTCAAACAGATCTTCTACTCCCTTAATCATATACTTTCTCGTCACCTCAACCTGGCATGATACCTGTTTTTTATCCAATTCAATGTCAAGTATATAGTTTTCTCTTCCGAGTACTGCGTCCAGTTTCTGGCGCAGCGTTGTTTCTGTATATACAGAGCTGGACCACCACCTCAAAAGAACTTCCAGTCTCCGGTCTTCCAGACTCGCCGTATCAAGAGGCTGGATTCCAAGAATCTTTTCTCTGTGCTGTATGCCTGACTCTGCAGATGTCTTAATCGCGATATCCTGATCTATTTCTTCCAAATGTCTTTCAAGAATTTCACCAATAGTGTCTCCTGCGTCGATGCACGCTTTTATTTCCCGGATATTTATTACAGCTTCCGGATATTCCACTTTTATGTGCATGTAATCTCCCCTTTTACCGGGACTGATTTATCTGTTATCTGCAGATTGTCATCTGTCCCATTAATCAGTGTTCCTGTGACATCTATTATTCCTTTAATCTTTACAATCGCAGCTTCTATCTGCAAAATACGTACAATAATCGTGTCGTTTTCTTCCCATTCTTTTCGAAGACTAAGCAGATATTCATCAACAGCCTGATTAATATAGCTCGTCAAAGCTTCTGTAGTGTATCCGGATTCGCATGTTATAGTTGTTGTGATATTTACGGTTGTTTCTTTTACTCCAGTAATGGACACCCTGTGTCCGATGGGTGCAAATCCTTCTCCTTCTCCACTGTTTACAATCGGGTCCACTGCCGTCTGTGTTGCAGTAATAACATCTTGTGGAGGTGTTCTATAATCTTGTCCAATTATGACTATCGCAATTCTATCAGATGGCGTTTTAACCCGTTCTAGCTTGCATCCATAGACACCTCTTAGTTCTTTAACACGGCTTTTATAATATTCTCGGTTTCCGGCGAATCCTCGGTAATTATAAGTTGCCAACAGTCTTGCGCGATAGCTTTCTGTCTCTTCTTGATCAGTGCCTTCCAGAATGCACTTGATGCTTCTACCCCATTCAAAATTCTCCACGTATTCAATAGGGTCAAGTTCTCCTGTAATATGGTTTGGTTCTGCTCCTGGTTCGTCGCATCCAAGTCTGTATATATGTTCTGCATCATTTATCACATTAAAAACAGTGTAGTTATATTCATCAAGATTCCACCTCGATCCTAATGGCACCTCGCAATTAAATTGAGCAGTAATCTCTGAATATGTCGCTTGATTGATGTAGCACCCCCTGTCATTTCCATTCCTGATAAGGTGTTCCAGATCCGCAGTGTCCGCGTACATGTTTTTCTCAATTCCTGAAAGTATCAAATAAGCTTCCTCAAGTCTTACCGCCTGTTTTGCACATGCATTAAATATCAGACTGCCTTCCGATGTGTCGATATCATCCGGCATATCTTCCATCATTGAGCGCATTATTGTTTCATAAGTCATTTCTTCAAACATCTGTGTTCACCTCCCCGTCTCCGAGTTCTGTTATAAGTCTGAACGTCAGCGTAATCTTTTCATCCTGTTTTACGCATGAAAAATTCTCAATTCCGGTTATATACGGATTTTCTGTCAGACATTCTTCCGTCATCCTCTCCAGTTCGGAATCTGTCAGTTCTTCAGAATAACTCTTTCCTACAAGATTCTCATATTCCTGTCCATAATCTTCCGAGTAGATATAATACCGATAGCGTGGCGTTCTTAACGCCAGCCATGCCCACACAAGAAGTGCTTCGTACCCTTCGACCATCTTTCCGGAAAGTTGCCCTGTTTCAAAATTAATTCCATATTCCCGGGGAATATATAAATTTTCTTCCTGAGTTTCTTCTTCAGTTTCTTCAAAAGGAGACATCATTCTGCTTCCACCACCTTTGCAATTAAAATGTATTTCTCATGTTTATGTAGTTTCAAGAGAAGAACGATATCTCCTTCTTTTAAGATGTTTTTTCTATATTCTTCCATAGTGGCATTATGGTCGGAGTCTGTCATATATTCTGCCGATTCAGGTTTTGAAGCATGCAGGAATATTTTTTTGTTCGGGTCCAAGCGCAAATTGCAATCTATTAGATAATCTTCTTTCTTTAAGGTCATCGTGTCTATTCTGACCTTTCCCGACTCCATCATAACTCCAAGCTGAGGAATCGGAGGGTTATAGAATCTTCCAGCTTTTCTCATTTGCTCTACGAACCGTTCATATGTATTTATAGGCCTTGATATCTTCCTCCATTAATAGCTGCAGTTACTTTCTTTCCCTGCCACTGACTTACATTTAACAGCGCTCCCGAGTTTGAGTAATCGCTTCCACCCATGCTCTCAAATTCTATGATTGACCATCCAGAAGCAGGGTAGTCCTGCCAATGTCCATAAACACTGCCGCTGCTGTCTCCTGCGTTTTTTTCATCAGCAACAAGGCAATTCAGTTTTATTCCTCCTTCCAGAGTAAAACTTATAAGGTCACCACAAGATCCAAAATATGATCCCACAGCAACAAGATAATAACCATCTATAGTCGCTATGCCATGATCGCTTGCCCGTCCTTTTGCATTCCATATATCTGCAACCCTTCTTTGCATAGAATCACCATTCCATCGACTATACCAATATGGATATATTGTATAATCCCATGGGCATATGCCGGATTGTTGCAATCCCGCTGGTACCGGTTTGGATGTGCCAGATATAGTCGCACCGCTTCCAACTGATATTGTTGTAACAGGATAGTCAATGTAACAAAATCCGTATACGTCACTTCTTCGATTTCCATACTGCTTTCGTGCTGCAAGTCCGCCTGTTGCACCGCTTGTATTTCCCTCAATAGACACATAATCGTTGATTCCCGATCCGGAAACACTTTCTACCAAGCCTATATGGCTTCCTCCGCCCGGTCCGTATACTACAAGCGCTCCAGCCTTTGGCGTTGTTCCAAACTTCCCTCTTGCCTGGTACCATTGTGTTACCTCAGAACAGCTTGCAGTCTTTCCTCCGCCCATAAACAGGTCTCCATGTCCAGATTTATTAAATATTGACCATTGGAAGATGCAGCACCATGCAACTCCATTGTACCCGTAGTATTGTGTGGCTTCATTTGTACTTCCTGATATTCCGATCCATGCTCGTGCCTGATTCAGTACATCATCCAGTGCATTGCTGGTCGCTGTACTACTGCCGCCTGCAGAATTCGCAATCTGTTCCTCGTCTTCCTCCTGAATATCCATCACGTTTTTGAACGCAAGTTCCAAAGTTGTCGTATAAACTCCACCGTTCCATTCATGGCTGTCATTTTCTATCCAAAATTTTCCCTTCAGTCCGGTCCTGGAATCCTCTATAATCACACCTAACCCAGAAACGCATCTGCAGTCCCCAATCATAGTTAAATTTGCGGTTTTGGTTTTGCCTTGCAACTCTGCCTTAGCTTCCGTTTTCCCGTTTCCGCTATCTACGGATATCGCATTTTGAAATATGCCGTATTTCTTTATCCAGTTTGAGTTACTCACACTTCCAATTTTATTATTGTTTGAGTCATAGATATATACACGATTTACCATGCTGTCTAAATCTTCTGTATATGAGGACTCTGTAATTCTTTCCCCCTGCCGTATGTGGAAATTGGGGATAACTTTCCCTTTCTGTATGACCTCCAGCTTATCTCCGTTCATTTGTGCGATGTATTTTTTCTTGTTTTTTCGGTATGCTTTTGTGTATGCAGCCATGATAATTTCATAATACGGGCGTTCCTGAAAGAATATTTTCGCAATAGGCATCTTAGTTTTTGCAATGGATCCGGTCTTTACTTTTACGTCTCTGCAGACCATCTGTGCGATTTTTTCAGGGGTTTTGTTTGCAAAACGGTATGTACCGCTAGATCGTAAGAGATGCATCATGCCGTCAGTTGCTGTATACTGTAGCTCACCCATTTCAGATTTTCTTTCTCTTTGGGTAATAATTCCGACAAATTTCGTTTTTTTATCATCCGGATATCCCGGATAAAATATAATTTTGTCTCCTAATTTTATGTTAAGAGTCTTGACATTCTTATCATTCGGGCTGTATGCAACACTAAACACGACTGTTCTGGCTGCCTGTTTAGCACTCCCAGCCCAAGTCACGCTCGTTACATAACCGGTTATTTTCGCATCATTCCACATTATTTTCATGGTATCACCAGCTTTGTCCCGTCATATATATACCAGCCATTTACACCATTATGTGCGCTGCTTACACGTCCATGCTTTTTTGCGGCTTTTTCTATGACAGTCTTGTTTGCATTGTAGATTTTGTTCGCATAGGATCCTGAACCGTAATATTTTTTTGCGATACTCCTGAGGGTGTCATTTCCTTTTACTGTATGAATTTTTTTCTTTGGTTTATTGTCTGAGCGGCTGTTCTCCTTTTCCGGCTTCTTTTTCTCTGTTTTTACAGGTTCCAAGACCGCCTTCAACGGTTTCGTATATTTTGGCGGACGATAATCTTTCATAGTGATTGAATATGTTATATCGCCCGTTCCGTCGTCTTCCCCGAACTGAAAAGATGTTATTATTACATTTTTATTAATCTTTGTTTTTGTAATAATGAATTGAATAGGGGTTTCCTGCCATCCGAGGATTTCCTTTACATACTCCCAAGGATTTCTGTCTTTTGCATAGTCTGCAAAAGGGTAGTCCTGTGCCGGGAAAAAAGACTCAATCGTATACGTTTTAAGTCCTTTTTTCCCAAGTATTGTTACATCCCCTCTTGTTTGCACATTAACAGTCTGATGTGTATTTTCAAAGGTCACATTGAATGATGCCGGTCTTATAGGAAGTTGTATTGATTTGTCTTCATTCTTTAACCAGTATTCCATATCTCCTCCTATGCTGTCTGCGGCATATTATCAATTGCCTGTTCAATCCTCTTTACAATCGCCTCGGCAGTCTTGTCAATATCTGCCTCTTCTCTCACCACGATGCTATCTGCCAGTTTTGCAATCGCAATAGAATAGTTCTTCCTTCCGTCCTGGCGTGCCATCCGCACAGATTCATCATGCGGATATACTCTGCTTCCAGATGGAAGGTCAACAATTTCTCCACCCTTTTCGCTGATCTGCACGATTCCACCCTGCCAATAATCAGTACCTTTCGCCAAAGTCGGAATCGTTGGGATATTGAATCCGATATGTCCTCCGCCAACAGCACTGGGTAGGTCAACACTTATTTTATTAATCGCTCCAATTGCTTTATTCACAAGGTTGATTACCGCATTAAGCGGTGTCTTTACAAGTGATTCCAGTGTTCCGAAAATGCTACCTACCGCCTGAACAATTCCATTCCATGCTTTTTCCCAGTTTCCCTGGAACACGCCTGTCAGGAATGTGATAACTCCCTCGAACACTCCAAGCACTCCATCGATTATGACACTTACATCATCAAAGAATTTTACAACATAATCACCTGCTGCTTTCCACACTATTTTGAACGCAGGTTCCAACGTCTCTTTCAGGTAAGATGCTACTTCTTTTACGAGGTTAATAAACGGTTCCAGCTGCGGCTGTACTGTTTTCCAAAAATCCGCAAATCTTTGTCCAATCTTCTGCAAGATCGGTGCAATTCTGTCCCAGTTTTTATAAATCAGAATTGCTGCTGCTGCTACTGCCGCTGCCGCAATTCCAAATGGACCGGTCATAATCTTTGCAATTCCCGAGAATCCTGAAGCACCTGTCAGTCTCGTGATTGCACCACCTACTTTTCCAAAGTTCGAGATCACCGTGCTTATTCCGGTAGAAATTTTTCCAAACCCCATTAAAACAGGTCCTGCCGACGCTGCCACTGCCGCGAATTTCACGACTGTTTTCTGAGTGGCCGGCCCCAGTTTATTCCATTTGTCCGTAAATTTCTGTATAACACTGATTCCTTTCGTAACATACGGAATTAATTGATTTCCAATTGGTTGCAGCACATCCACCTGTATGGTTCTCCAGAGTCCTCCTAAAGCTCCTGATAAAGTGTCGTATTTTACATTTACCAGTCCTTCGACAGATTCTCTGCTTTTATCTATAGCATCACTCGCCGTTGACATAGATGTTATAACCTGAGGTCCCAAATCTTCCCACATGGTTCCGAATAGGTTTACTCCAGCTGCGCTCTGTGCTACCGGATCATCCATGGAAGCAAGTCCTTCTATGACTTCATTAAATGCTTCTTTTGCAGTTTTCCCTCCGGCCCCGAACTTCTGTGCCATTTCATCTGCATTCATTCCAAGGGCCTCGAATCCCTGTTTCGTTGTGTCTGATCCATCTATCGCCCTGATCGAGAATTCTTTTACGGCATCTCCGATCTTGTCTAAGTTAAAAGCTCCATTCTGTGCACCGTTTGCAAATACAGAGAACATATCCTCTGCATCCAGTCCCAATTTTTTGAACTGTACAGAGTATTCGTCAATATTATCAAAAAGTTCATCCGAAAAATTAAGGCCCGACTGCATTCCCTGTGTCATAAGATTAAAGGCTTCTCTCGCTGATACGCCGTAGTTCTTTATGAGTGAATCGGCCGCCCTTGTACTTTCTGCTACGTCTACTCCAAATGTATCCGATAGAGTGTAAGCATACTCCGTACATCTCTGAAGAGCTGAGTCGTCCAAGTAAGACATGTTCTGATTAACAGTCGCCATGGCTTCTGCCACATCATTGATAGATTCTCCGAAATTGTCCTTGTAAACATCATTGATCATATCTTTATATTTTCCCATTTCATTCGATGCGGTTCCTGTTGCCGCCGCGAACTGTTGGAAAGCATCCTGTGAATCAGAGGAAAATTTAATTGCCGCAGTTCCGACTGCCGCCAGTGGTGCAGTGACCGACTTGGTCAATGTTTCTCCTGCAGCAGTAAATGCTTCTCCTGCGTGAGAAAATACGCCCGCAACACTATTAAATCGTTTTTCTAGGTCGCGCGCCTGTGCCGCTACTTCTCTCGACGGATTGCTGAAATCGTCAATCAGCTTTACAACTGCTGCAACTGTCTTACCTGCCCTTGTCTCTCATCTCCTCTTTTATGTCCTGCAATTCTTGTTTTAAAAAGGCGCGAGTGATCAAACGTTCACCTGCGCCCATATCGTAATATTCCGATGGTTTCCATTTCTTTAGGCGGAACAGTGCATAAGCCACGCTTGCTTCGCCGTCCACCTTTATGAGTTTTTTACTTCTTCCTCAGCATCTTCTCCAAGTCCGGAAAGTTTAACAATTTCGCTTGCAATAGACCCCGATTCTACTCCAAATAAAGCCGCTGCCAAATCCTTCGGTGTCGAAGCGCCAAAGTGTTCCATGAGTTTCTCATTTTTCAGGTCTGGTTCTACAATTCCATACACGCAGCACATCAGATTAAAATCATAAACAGCTGCCATATCCCTGTTTCCATTCTTGTCATACAGCATTGCCTGCAGGCTGTTATAACGTTTTCCGGACAGTTCTCTAATCGTTATTTCTGCGTTCTCTCCCACTAACCTTTCCAGTTTCTTTGATTTAATTTTTTTTGTTTCTTTTTCTTCCATTTTCGCTTTATCTACGCAAAGCAGTTTGTCAATTAAGTTCATGTTTTTTCTCCTTTATACATCAATTGCATCAAGAACTTCAAAGCCACTGAAGCTGAATGGGATTGATTCCTCCAGCAGTTTTCCGGCTTCCCAGTCTGCAATTGTCAATTCCGTGATCACGCAGTCATCCAGTCGAATCCTTTCTGCCCCAAACGCTTCCGGATCCTCTAAATTCGTGATAATTGTCATCCTCGTGGCTTTACCTTTTTTCAGGTTTTCAGACACTTTTTTCAAGAAATAGGATGTAACCTTATTTAATTTCAGTGTACCAGATCCACTGATTCCAGTTATTTTGTATCCTTTCTCCAATGTCCCTGTTCTTTTTACTTCGCTTGTATCAAGTTTCATCTTTGCCTGGAGTGCCGTTGCTTCCGCCATATAATCATTATCAATCCAGCACTCTCCAAACGTTCCATTAATAACACGATCTGGTGTGTAATTATTCCTTGTGGTTCCTCCTTAAACAGCAATTTCCAGATTAATATCTTCCATGACATCAACGATAGTTACGGATGCCTTCATGAACACTTTTTCATCGGTGTACTGTTTTTTTATTTCTTCATCTGACATTGCTTCCGCTTCGTCTCTGGTTACGCCTTTGTTTTCAATGATGTACTCTTTGATTTTCTCTACATCAAGTTCGACTGCATAGTCCTGTATAAGACCGTTTCTTTCTAATTCTTTCATGTATGAATCAATTGCAGAAATCAACAAGCATTTATTGCTATATGTATTTGGGTATTTTCCAACATAGTTGTCTTCTATAAGCAGGACCAGGTCGTCATGCATCATATCCATAGTTTCTACAACACGTATTTTTTTCCATGGATCTGCTTTTCCTTTTGAAACCGTTGTCAGAGAATTAACTCCCCTGGCTACTTTCACTTTTTCCCCATCATAGAAAAGCACAAGCTTCCCTGCATCTACCGCAGCATCTAAGGCATCTCTGTCCAGCTTTTCACACTCACTCGCCTCTTCGACAACTGCGTAGGTCGATGATATTTTATACGATGTTCCTGCAAGCAGACCTGCAATCCGGGAACAAAACTCTTCTGGGCCGTACTTCTTCCCTTTTACTGTTACTTCGCTTGTAGCATAATTCACGATTCCTTCACTGTCCGCAGTATTGTCCGGAAGAACCGCTTTTATTTTATTTCTATTTCCTTCTCGCTGATCTCTCACCCATGTTACAATTTCTTCTTCCTGGCCATCTGTTTTTACTGTTGGGCAACAAAGCCATGTTACTTTTTTTATTTCAAAGTATTCAAGAGCCTTTCTGTAATCTTCTTCTGTTTTCGCAAGAACATATACAACTATCTTTCGCGGAGTTGTATCATTTCCTTTCATTGCCAGTTTAATTTGTTCTTTATTCTCTGCGCTCAACGTTTCGGGTATGTCTTTTTCTTTGTAGATTGTAATCGGATTTCCATCCGGGACAACCGCGTCCTTTATGATCATTCCCACTATTCCGCGTTCAGATCGCCTAATTGATTTTCTCGCCGCCGCCACAAATACGACATTCATCACCGGTAAACCCCTAATTCCTTACCTCCTGTGCAAATATTAATTCTTTCATTGTGTCATAGTTTTCTTTTCTCGGAATCTGATCCCAGAATTCTACATCGAACCGGCATACAGGAATATTCAAATTTTCTCCCTGGAAATCCAGTTCCATGTTATTTGTGTTCAGGTTTCTGTTCCCTGCTGTCACTTTTTGTCCAAATAATTCTTCCATCCTAGCGAAAAATTTCATTGCTTCCTCTTCATTCGCTGCTCTTTGTATAAAATCAATCTCTATTTCCACATTTTTGTGAGCTGCATTTTTAGTCGATTCCGAAAAAGTCTGTGTTATATATACAAAAAATGAAGGGCGCATATACCCCTCTATTGTATCTGCTCCGTATATTTTTACGTCCGGATATTTCTCCTTCAGAGCGGAATTGACCGCTTTTTTTATTTCTTTAAGAGTCAAATCCTGCCTCCTTTAATATTTCCTGCAGGAGCTCTTGTCCAATCAGCTCCGCATGATCCGCTCGCTGCGACATATATTTAGCTACAGTTTTCTTGCCTTTAACTTCTCCGACCTGTCTTAGTCCATGTGTTCCGTCTTTACTTTTATGTGTTATCATCGCATGTCCTTCTTCGTAAAGGTGATAATGCGGCGCTGTCGTTGTAACCGCAACCGTAACCTTACTTCCTGATCGCATTACTTTCCCCTGTCGGAAGCTTTTTGCCAGAGGTTTAGGTGTTGCTCCCTGTCCTGCATAATGGTGTCCTTTTGCTTCAGAATCAACTCTTCCCTTTAAATCTTTCGCTATGTTTCTGGATTCTTTCTTGAGGACAATTTCCGCTGATGCCGGAAACTGCCGAGATGCTATTTTAAGCGATTTCTCCAGATCAGAAGAATCAAAGTCAAAACTGATACTCCGCATTCTCAAACACCTCCTCGCACTGAATCTCAAGAAGCTCGTGTTTCTCATCAAGGTCGATCGGAACCCCTGCAATCTGGAATATTCGTCCATGATAGAGGATTCTCATTTCAGCAGTGATGTCTTTTCTGAACCTCACATACACTCGATGCGATACCTCCGGTTTTAGTTTCCCCATAAAATTGCATTCTGAGGATTTATAAGGCTTTACTGTTGCCCATACTTTTTTATATGTTTCCCAGCTTCCTTTTGCCTGCCTCATCTCATCTTCTTTTATAACGAATTTGAGAAACGAAATGCGTTTATTCAATGCTCCAGCATTAATCCTTGCATGTACCTCCTACAGCAGATTTATACAATGCATTCCAAGAATTGTTTCAACCACTTTGTTTGTCGTGTTTTTATCAACATAAACAGATCTGTTATCGTACATATCCTGACACAGGACCAGTGCTGCTATTGCAAGGTCTTCATGCATGTCGATTTCTTTATCATTCAGTCCTGTATAGGACCTTATATAAGCTTTTGATGCATCAAGAATCCTCTGAAACTCTTCCTCGCTGTAGTCGTCCGCTCTGCAATGTTCCGCAACGATATCCGGAGTGATCTCATTTACTTTCATTTTTTCACAGTCTTTCTTGTAGTTCTTGTTTTCCGCAAATCTGGTTTTGTCTTTTCCGCAGTCTTTTCAGAAATTTCTCTGATATAACCAGCTTCCATCAGATCAGAGACTACAGGTTCAACGCTGTAATCTCTGATTTCTCCTTTTGACATTGACAGAACTCCGCAGAAGCTGACCATAGCTTCTATCTTCATCGGTTATTCCTCTCAGTCTGCTGCTTTCATCTTCAGAACTGCAATCTTCTGTTCATTTTCAATCTTGGAATCCATTTCCAGCCATCCAACGACACCAATCGCATGTTCTGTTGCAAACTTCTCTCTCAGGACTTCAATGTTCATGTCCTCAGATACTTTAACAGCCAAGCCGCTCATATCTCCATATATGATTGCAGTTTTCCCTGCTGCCATCTTCGGCATATTATCAGAACAGAACACGTCATTGCCAAACAGAGTGTAGCCCCATTTTGCTGTTGCATCCTTCTGTAAAATATAATCACCATCAGAATTTTTCAGCTTTCTGATTGCAGTTCTGGTGGCTTTATTCATGATCCAGATACAAGATGGTTGGAATACATCCGGAACAGTTTCCTGCAGGTCGATCAGCTCATCTCCTGTAATCGCGGTACCTGCTGCCGCAGTTACAACCTGTTTCGCCTTAGATACGCCTTCCACTTTATTCGTGGTTCCATTCAGAAGTTCATTCTCAATCCATCTTGCAATGTTCTCAGCCATCTGGTTCACAACAAAATTGGTGATATCAAACTGAGAATTATTAACAAGAGACTTGGATACTTTTGTCAGTGCCCCTGCAAGGAATCCTTTCAGCTCAATAGATTTGAAATTTCCGGAATTGGATTCAAGTTCACTAAATTCTGTAGCGTATGCCATTGTGATTGCTGTAGTTTCCTCATTGTAGTAAGGAATGGACAGTGTACCGCCCACGTCATATCTGGTTGCGAGCTGATAAATTGGACAGATTTCGTACACCTTTTTGATGATTTTATTTGCAATAGATGTCGGGATCACTGCTCCATTGTCCCCGGATGTCAGATTTGATGCTCTTTCCTCAGATATAATGCCACGGATGTAGTTCGCAAATGCTCTTTCTTCCTGGTCTTCTGTTTCTTTATTGTCCTTTTCTTCCTGGTCTTCTGTTTCTTCTGGTTTTTTCAGAATGTCCCTGGCTCTCTGTAATGCAGCAATTGTATCATCGATGTCTTTAATTTTCTTTTCAAGGTCATCAAAGGACTGCATTTCTTCATCATTCAGTGTTCTTTCTTCCTGCTCAGCTTTGTCTAAGATCTGCTGTAACTGCTGCTCATACTGTGTTCTCTGTTCTGCAAGTTTTTTAAATTTATTCCTCTTATTTTTCCTCCTATTTTTTCAATTTATTAATTCTTTCCTGAAACTTTGTATTATCATATTCCTTTTTCGGTGGAAGGCTCTCTGTATATGTAGTTTCCATACACATCGCCCTGGTTTCCACCTCTTCCTCTGTTCCGGCTCTCACTTCCACTGATGTGGATGAATATACCGGAATTTTATTCATTACAAGTGTAATCTCATCCATGTCGAAGTCTTTTACATGTCTGATAGGCAACTGATTGGCTCTGTCCTCAATAGAATCCACCACATTCTTCATATTGAATGACCATCCCTTCAGTAGTCCTTTCTTCGCCCCTTCGATAACTGTTGGGTCGGTTACGACAGATTCTGCCCTGAGCCCTACTTCATCTTCTCTGACGGTCAATGTCCCATTTGCAGTATCCGCAAGGACGTGTCCTCTGTCATGATCCAGAAGCATCCTGATATCTGCCGCTCTGCTTATCGCACGCTCAAATGCCCTCTGTTCAATCACTTCAATCACTTTCCCTCGCGGTGTAAGCACTGGTCGTGATTCTCTTCCGGGTACGTTGACATATCCGGAGATATGGAGCCCGTCAGCTCTTAATTCTGCTTTCCTTTGCTTTCCTCCATCCTGTTATTCATTTTGTTCTTTTCCTTTGTCTGTGGAATCTATGAATCCCGTCTGAATGACATCCATATTCTGTACAGCATTGGTGTTTGGTGTATAAACCTGCCCGGTCTCCGGGTTAAGGAGAACGCTGTCAAGCCCAAGTGTAATCCACTTGAATCCAATCGGTTCCAAATCTTCCTTTTCTCTGATTTCATCAATCTGAAGGAAATTCTTTTCGAGTCCGATCTTGTAAGCTTCGTAACGTTCTTTAATATTTCCTCTGGTCAGTTCTTTTGTATCAAACGACCAATAATGTGTCTCTTTCTCCGATTCTAAAAGCAGGTCCCTGTCCAGGCTGCACTCTATATCACTCATCACAATGGTGCAGGTCCGGATGAAACAGTCTATGTCTTTTTCAGTTGGGTTTCCGCTGATCATCCCGTCAGGGATTCCAAACAGTTTGCAAATTTCTGCTGAATTTGTTTTCTTGTTCTCATTCAACTGCATTTCAACAGATGTGTTGGACGATTCCTGGAATTCCATTCCTTCATTCAAAACCACAACTGTTTCTTCTGCATTGCTGTATAATCTTCTAAAAGCAGCTTTTAGTGCGTCCATTGCATCTCTTGTTAATTTCTTCGGAGATTTCAAGAATCCTTTTTTGTTTCCACCCTTTTGTACCAGGCTCTGTTCGTATGTCAGCTCGCTGTATGATACTCCGATAATCAGCTGATTATCGTCCGTGACGCTTCTGGAAGTCATACCATCTTTCGTTTTCCTTAGAATTTTAAAAAACTGGTAAGGTCTGTATGATTTTCCCTGTACCAGAATGTCATAATCTTTAAAAATCGGATCTGTATTCTTCATGATGGAAATGTGAGTCTCGTCGACGTAGTGAATGCTCTCAACCTCCGTTCCCGGTTTGTTGATATAAGCATACCCGCCTTTCCCCAGATAGTAATCTTCGATGATCGCTCTCCAAAATTGTGAAGCTGTCAGCGTGTCTCCTGTATCATTGTTCAGGAGAGAGGTTCTTCTGTCTCTGACTTCCCGGACATTTCCTTCCTTGTCTTTCTGATACAGATTGACCGGAAGCAGCGATATTGTTCCTGCGATCAGATTAATGCATGCCTGTACCGCGGGAATTTCCAATGCTTTTTCCTTTGTCATTACATTCTTTCCGAGCAGTGCACTTAAAAGTGCGTCTGATTCCACCTGCTCTGACGGATTCACTATGGTATCTGCCCTTACTTCATGTTTTCTTTTGCCAAACGGCCATATGTTCATTTGTTATCTCCTCTTCTTACGCCGGTGCAATTACGTCTGAACTACAAAATCATCTTCTCCATACAGCAGTTCCTGCTGTAACAGGTACATGGCATTGATCAGCGATACAACCATGTCTACCTTTCCGGATGATTTCTTTTTGTTTACATACAAATTTTTGTTTGTGTCTTCTGTACATCTTGCATTCTGAAAGTTGATTTCAAGCATCCTGTTTGTAGCATACCGAATTTTCTTTTTCAGAATCAGCTCTTTCAACAATTTAGTAGGCATGTGTAGCACCGAGCTATGCTGTTTGATCTCAACGCACTCTATCTCATTCTGTTCCAGTTTCTGAACGGTCGATATTGCATTATATCTGTCATATCCCACCTGCATGACTTCCACTCCATATTTTTCCGGCAGTCCTATAATAAATCGTTCTACGAACCCATAGTCAATAACCTCATCTCCGCAGGCAAAGCATTCACCCTTTCTGATCAGTGCTCGATAATCTACCTTTTCTTTCATGGACTTTTCGTCTATTCTATCCGAAGGAGCGAACCCCCAGACTTTTGCATAGATTGTTCCGTCCTGTTCTGTTACCATTGCAAATGATGTGTTATCGTTTGTCATTGACAGATCCAGTCCACACCATACCTGTTTTCCCTTCCAGAAGTCGTCTGGTAAATCTTCGCTACACATTTTTACTTTCTGGATATCGATATAACCTTCAACTCCCAGTCCCTTATACAGAATATCGTTGTGCTTACAGAGATAATTTTCTCTTTTGTTCTCATACAGGATTGCAAGTGAACGTTTCTTCCTGATTTCTTCAAAAATATACGGATGCGTCACTGCAACCGGATTACTCTGATAGATCACCCGGTCATCTGCCATCCATGTATCTCCATGCTTCAGTTCGTCATCCGGCTCATACAGCAGTGCGAAATACCGCTGATCTTCCAAAAGTCCGTCAAGTGTTTTCTTTGCAATGTCTATTTCGTCCAGCATCACATTGTTATCATTTGGGTACTGGGTACTGATGATGATTCCAAGTTTATTTAAAAGTGTGATCTGAGATGAGCGCATTGCTTCTACTGGATATGCATCTAAGGCTCCAGCTTCGTCAGCCAGAAACGCATTTGCCAGTTTACCATCCATTCCGTCCTGGCTGTATGCCAGCGGAGTGTACTCATTATCATTAAGCAGGCATTTAATCTGACTTCGTAAGAGTTTAAATGCCGGTTCATCTTCGTTATAGAGTACCGGACTGACTTTTATGATTTTCCGGATTGCATTCTTCAGCTCTGACGACAGTGCCAGATCCGGTGCAACCGAAAAGAATCTGGAGAAATCCGGCTCTGTCAGCATCAATAGGATAAAAATCACCGCTGAATTGAATGTTTTGAAATTCTTTCTTGCTATTTCAAGCAGAATTGTCACATAGAACCTGCTTTTCCGTTCTGTGTTTCTGCAGAATGTACAGAGTCCTGCGATAATCATGAGCCACGCGTATTCTTCCAGTCCTTCATAGATGCTACATCGTAGGTCCGGATGGATCATTAATTTTAGCAGCTTGCAGATTTTCTCATATTCCTGCTCATCTACATAGGCGTCCGGATTATCTCCATCCGCGATGTGAAGCCAACTTTCAGCCTGTTTTTTTACATATTGGGGGACTTTTCCCCCGTCTTCTTCTACGCACCACTGTGCATAACGATATGCTTTTCCTTCTTTCATCCTCCGAGCGCTTCTCTCAATGGATTACTTTTCTTTGCTTCAGTTTTCGGAACTGATCTAAGAGAAGAAGCAATCGTCATGATGTTCTCTTTTTCGATATCGGAGAGCATCCTTCTCTTTGCCTGCACCTGTCTGTCCAAAGCAATCAGGTTCTTCTGCATTGATGTCTCTATTTTATAATATTCTCCATATGTCATCTGTTCTGTCTCAAGCAGTTCTTTTTTGTTCTCTTCCAGGTCACAGAGTTGTCTGTAAAACCGTTCTTTTTTCTCTTCAAATTCTTTTGTTTCTGCGTACAAAATGCAGTATCTGTTTATTACAGCGCCGTACATATCATCGAATTTGTCAATTTTTTCAAGCAGTTTTTTCAATCTCAGAAATTCTTTGTGTGCTGTCTCATTTTCTCTGACTTCCGGTCTTTCTTTCAACGGAATCCCTGTAAGCACTGCTTTTTCTGCCTGTTCTCTCTGTCTGAGTTCGCGCTTGGTTCTGTGAGATTTTCCTTCTGACCGGATGATACTAACTGTCTTTGATGGTGTAGGCCTTGCCTTCTCCCTCCTTCCTTTTAATTTCAAAATGCTGATCTGGGAATAAATTATAAATTGTGGGGCATACGTGGTCGTGGAAATTCTGAATTTTTTCGCTATCGCATGGCGGGGGTACTATTTTTCCTCTTGATGCCTTGCAATGCTTAAAAGCAGATCCCTTGGAATGCCTCCGGAGTCTGCCAGATCGTGATGTTTATTGCACAGTGATATCAAATTGTAATTATCAAGGCGTTTATCCCAGTCTTCTGCGACTGGTATGATATGATGGACTTCTATGTTCCTTCTATTGAGCTGTGTTACTGTATTGAACATTTTACGTAGGCAGATCTGGCAGAGGTAACAGTCTCTGGTTCTGATCTCTATGCTCTTTCTCTTCCATGCTTCCGTGCTTCGGAAGCCACTTTGGTCTGTTCTTTTCTTTCTACGCACAGGTCTTTTCCCGCAGTCTATCCTGCTGTCGTGGATTCTTCCACAGTACTTACAACTCTTCAGCATATCTGTCTCCTAATAGCGGGAGACGGATTCGAACCGCCATTCCAGGCTAAGGAGGCCTGTAAGTTTCCGTTACTTTATCCCGCGCTATTTTCCATGTAAAAACACTCCGGTCATTCCGGGTTCCTTGTTAATTTCTTTTCATGGACATTCTGGGTTTCGAACCCAGGACCGTCCGGTTATGAGCCGGATGCTCTGACCAGCTGAGCTAAATGTCCGTAGCATAAGAGCCACCTGCTCATAAAGAACAGATGGCTCCTATGTCAAGGAAAATCCATATGAGTCCGGTGTTAAACCGGAGCAGAACATCAGGATTCGAACCTGCGGCTCCATGGCTCACGCTCACTCCCTCTCGGTGAGATGTTCTGGTAAACTACCAGGTGTGTACTGGCAGTCATTCAAGGGAAGGAGAACTTTGTATGATCTTCCACTGAGTTCAGTTTATACTATAACATTTTGAATCGGGACATTTGGGACATTCGGGACAAATTTTAATTTTCTTTGAAAAATCTTTGAAATTCTTTTTTTACGCTCTCTTCTGTGGCTTTTCTTCCCATCTTTCCAGCTACCTGCTGCCACGTCAGTTCTTCAAACACCTTGTATTTTATGATTCTCTGCATTCTTGGAGGAATTGTGTTCAGCCACCCTTCTACTTTTGTCTTTAGCTGCTCTGCCTGCCTTTTTCTCTCTTCCAGTATTTTCTGTTGGTAGCGCAGCTGGCTGTCATCCCTAACAGAGAATGTTGTTCCCTGTACCTTAAAATGTTGTGGGTTATAAGGAAACTCAGGGTTGCTTCCAGACACATTTGTCTGTATCACTGTCTTTTTCTTTCTGTTTAGCTTCTTGATTTCCTCTTCTGTTTCTTTGATCAGTTCACAGGCATCTATGTACTGGCTCAAAATATTCTTGTCCATCGGCATCGCTCCCCTTTCCTTCTTTTCACACTTTCAGCCGGGATCTTTGCGGTTCCCGGCTTTCCTTTCAATGTCTTTTATTTTTCATGCCGCTCCATGAAGCATCAGCCACAGTTTTGCGTATCCCGGCGAAATGTATGTACCGTTATCCAGTTGTAATTGTACCACATAGGGATATAATTTTATAACAGTTGCTGTATGGTATATGATTCGTGTGCTGTTTCCATCATCTCTTACCCGCGCTTTTAATTTAATCTTTCTGCCTGGGCGGACTTTGAACGTTCTTTTGAGTGTCTTTCTTATGTCTCCCATTCTCATGAGAGGGATATTGCTTTTATTGGAATTCATTTTTCTCCTTCCTGACCGATTCGGTCACTTTTTGTTCGTAGAATCTGTATTCCTTGCAATTCGTTCCGGCTGTAACATTTTTGTCTTTGATGATGTGCAATGTTCATCTATTCATCCTCCAGATAGTTTTTCCCAAATATTTCCGTGAATTTATCCCTGCTGCCACACTTCTTCTCAAATGTTCTCTGACCGATCCGCTGCAGGGTAATCCTGACTTCTTTGTTTCGGTGTGCTGATATCTCTGAGGTCCTGTGGCATTCTGGGCAAAGATATACGGTCAAGCCGTATTGCTCTGAGTATTTGCGATTTGCGCTGCCATAAATATGATGGCGTTCTGTATAACCTGTTTTGCCGCAAATGAAGCACTGATTTTTCATATCTCTGTCTATAATGCTTTTGTGGTGCTTCTTCCGTTTTTTTCTTGCGGGTTCTTTAGGAAATAATAATCCTCCCTGTTTCATCTGGTATACCTCCTTGCTTCTCTGATCAGATAATTCCTGTTCCGGATCCTTCGATTAAAGCTTTCTACCGCTCCGGCAGCTTCTATCTTCCTAAGTGCTGCCATGCCTCCCCATGGTTTCCCAATAGCTTTGTGATATATGAGTGTCCCGTAATGCATCCACTTCGACGGGTTTTTGCCTGTTTTTTTTCTTAAATAGCTTTTTCTTCTGTCTAAGGTTCATTTTTATCGCCTTTCTTGTATCTCAGCCAGCAGGCAAAAGCGGATGAAGTCAAATTCCCGAAGCAGATCAGCATCTTTTCTCCTGCTGAGTTTCCGATCAACCATTTCTACTGTGTATTCTCCAAAGATGCGATCACCAGAGGCTCTGGAATTATTTACCTGCGCTTTCGAGCATTTTAAGTGTTCCACTACCTCCCCAAACGTTACGTTCTCTATAATCGTTTTTCCCGATCTGTCTTTTACATCATACAGGTTCGAAACCACTGTCTTTGCCTCCTCTCAATGTCCGGCCAGAAATGTGTTCATCATCCTTGCTTTCCATTCCGGAATTTCTTTGCCTTTCCATTTTTCGCACTGATCATCGTCTTCTACCAGACGGCCGGTACGGTCGCAGAGACCGTTATCATTCTCTCTGCAGCTTTTACATGTCTTTTCCATGCTTATTCCTCCTTCGCTACCTCTGGATTGTCGAAAATATTTCCAATAACGACTGTTTTTTTTGCCCAGTATCCTAAATCTGGACGATAACACTCTTTGTTCATGAAGTCCATGTAAAACCCTTGATTGCGTTTCCATATCGAAAAACTGTTATAATACAGTCCAAATTTAACTTGCGCACGTACATTTGAATCAGTATTTACAATATCATTTTCCCAAATTCTCTTATCGTTCTTGTCGTAAAGTCCTGTGAACTGGCAGAGGGTTTTTGGATCAATTCCCACACATTTCCATCTTACATAATTGTCTACATACAAGATTAAATGTCTTTTACCTGAAAGGTCATATTTTTTCACATAATTTCCCTCAACCCATTTGCTGTTATCTTCCCGCTTTGCCTTGAAAAGAATTTCTCTCATACGTTCTGCATCTCCTCTGCTTGTCCCGATTCTTCTAACCAATTTTCAACACATGGTAGGCAGATATAGCAACTGCACCAACCTTGTCCTTCTACTATCGCTTTTTGATTTAACATTTCTTCACCTTTAGGTATATATTTTTCGCATATGCAACACGAATGGGGATATCTTATCTTTACGATTTTTTCTGTCAGATTTGATTCCGAACCATCCATATCACCTGCAAATATCTGACTATCAATATACATTTCTTCCGGATATTTCATTCAACCCTACCACCTTTTACAATTCCAATCGCAATAGCAAGCCCACTCGAAAATCCATTATAATAACTCATGCTATATGTATCATCAGATTCATTCATTTTCTTATTTGCGATTTTTTTCTTCTTTACAAGTTCTTTTGAAATTTTGTCCACATCAAAAGCTGTTGGCTGTTCTTCTACTGCTTTCATGCAATTCTGGATCGCAAAATATACTTCCCTTGAAATTTTTCTGTCCTCAGCAGATTCTACATTGCTTGGAGATTCTTGCAGGGCATAATCGTTTAAATGTAATATCAACTTATCTGCATCAATCAGTCTCATGTTCTAATCCTCCTCGTATGGTTCTGGCAAGTGCATCCAGGCAATAATACTGTCCTCCGCATAATATTGCGCTTCTTCCAAGCTATACCAGCCATGTCCAATTGGATATCCTAGTACAGTTCTCTCACAAGAGCCATATCCTACCATACAAACTTTTATTCCATTCTTAAACGTCACCAGATACCTTCCGTCTTCCTTCGGAAGTCTCTCACTGACCGGAATCCACCCATTTTCTTTCTCGTTATCCATATTTTCGATATAATCCATGATTTTAAGTCCCAACTCGTAAGCTGTTCCCTCGAAAGGTCTTCCATAAGGATTTATTGTCCTTTTTATGTAATCGTATATTTTATGTTTATCGCTCATGCTTCCACCTCGCTATCCTCTGGCATTTGAAAGATCATTTTGTTCATAAGTACTTTTCCCATAGCTTCAGCCAGAAGTTCATTTTCTTTTGATGCTGGCGCTTCTGCGAACATCTTCCCGATATTTGGCACTGTCATTGGAATTAACTCTGCGTCCGCATATGCTTCCTGAATCATATCCAGTACTTTCATGGCTTTTTCTTTTGTGGAATATTTTCCTAGAATAACATATCCTCCACTTCTCTGTGTATCCTGCCAACTCCAACATATAACATTCAATGAATCTGGGAGTTTTAGATCGACTACAATGTTTTCAAACTTTACCAGTGCTGTTTTATCCTGACTTCTGATTAACATACATTTTCTCCTTTCTCCTTCCTGTGATCTGACAGGCTCACACAGGAAGGATGTATCTATGTGAATTTTAGGGCACCCTTTTTAGCGACCGAATCGGTCATTTATCTGTATTTGTAAATCTCTTTTATATTTTTGAGCTGTACTGTCTTAGGTCTTTTTCCTCCCTGGTTATACTGAAATCCGGTATCTGTAATCTTTGTAATTGTTGCACTTCCAAATCCACCGCCTTCATGTCCAGACGCTTTGTTGAAAGTTACTCCTACTGTATCTCCCACTTTGAATTTCTGTCCGTTGTCGTCAATTATTATTTTTTCTGTTCTGTAATTCATTTTTGAATCTCCTTCAAGAATTCCACAAGTTCTGTTTCGCTGTTTTGATATTTGTTGTATCTGGAATGGTAGCTCCATCCTTTGTCGTTCTTGCATTCCGGCTTTGGTCCTCCTACAAGGTGCATGTAATGGTGTTCCCCTGGCGTATACCACTGGCTTTTTTCTGATGGATCCGGAGCAAATTCTTCTACGATCAGACGGGCGCCGTTCGTGAAATCGTATTTGTAGTATTTGATTCCTACGTTCTTGTCCTCGTACCAGAGTCCCCAGCTCTTATAGTTCCTTAGCCATTCCTTGCGTTGATCATTATTCTTCATGATTGGCAATCCTGGCTGTTCCGGTTCCTCCTGACAGTCTTCTACAATATTTTTGAGAATTCTGAGTCCTGCTACAAGCATTTGTTGTTTTTTAATCACCAACTCTGGAAATCCTGCTTCTTCTTTCTCAATTTCCGTCATCTGTTTTAACAGGTCTTCTTGTTTTTGCAGATATATTGATAGATCGCCCGTTGATGGAATCGGGATATCTTTTAATTCCTCCGGCCATGCATCTGGGATTTTATCTGCATTTCTCAGATGTTTTACCATCTTGGTGGAATCGCCGGAATGGTCTTCCTGCTGCTTTTTGTCCGGCGTTTCTGCTGCCGGTTGGCAGCTCTCTTCTATCCATTCGCAGCGGCTATTGCAATCTTCCGGGCATTGTAAGCAACAATTATATGGGTTATCGCAATAAGCAGCTGCCCCGCATATTCCTGATCCAGATTTTCCAGTGATACATTTTGCCGGTTCGGTTTTTTCTTTCTGTTCCGGCTGTTTAGTCGGACGATGCGCGGATGAATCACACTCATACCCGCAATCTCCATGCTTTTTGCAGTTCCAGCAGCATTTTTCATTGCATTTCTCTCCGTCTCCCTCTGCTACCTTCTGGGTTTCTGAAAGAGTGCAGTGGAATCCTTTTCTGTGAATGCACTTTCCGGAATTGATTTCTTTCTTATCTGGCTTCTCCGGGGCGTCAATTGTGATCATTTTGACTGGTTTTTTGACAGAATAACGTTTAATCAGTTCCTCTGTCAGCTCCTGCCAGGACATTTCTACTTCTTCCTGGCTATCCGGATTGAAGGTAATCTTATCCTGATGTCCCTGGTAATTAAGATATCCGTTGCGGATTTTTACATAGCAATACAACATACTAAGCATTTTTACGCTCATTAGCTTGTCTCCGTTGCGAATCCGGGCTGTTGTATTCTTCTTTAAGCTTTCGAAGAATCTTTCTATCTGCAGGTCTACAGGAATAGGTGTTTCGTCTTCTTGTGGCTTCTGCTGCCTGGTTGCCTGCTCTATGGTCATCTGCCCTGGAATGTCAAGTTCCTGCCGATCTTTTAAAAGCTGGATATCCGGAAGAGACAGGACTTTATTTTTCATAAACATTTCATATGCCTGCTGCTGTAACTCTGGTTTTAATGAAGCGGCCGCATCTGCCACGGAAATATTGATTCCTCCATCCTGGAACTCTTCCATCAGTTCCTGAATCAAATGATTGCTTATATTCTTGTATCTTCCGAACTGAGCGTTTGATACTCCCAGAAGATCTTTTAAGTTCTCGCGTACTGTTCCGGTGATTCCCACCTTTTCTTTCAGATTCTTTACGATCTTCTCCATCTCAAGAGCTTCCTGCATTCTTTCCCAGTCGTTTTTGTCTCTGTAGTTGTTTGCCTGAATTACTTTAAACTGGCGCATGAAAGGAGTTATTGCTTCCTTCTGCTCTGGTGATAAGTCTTCATCTTCTGAAATCTTTATCTCTGCTGCATACATGCATGGAACCTTTTCGAATCTGGTGTCTCCCTCATTGACTAATTCAATGCAGCATAACCGCCGGCGATGGCCAGCAAGTACCTGGTCTTTTCCGTCTATGTTCTCTATCAGGATTGGCTGCATGAGATATCCGGTTATCTTTATAGACGCTTTAAGCTTGTCTATATTTCTTGTGTTGTAAAAATTCTCTTTTGTTGGTACCAGTTCCCTTGGGTCTCTGTATACTATCGTCTGCTCTTCTCTTCTTTCCGGAATGGACTGTTTACCAAGCATGTCTCTGACACTAAATCTTCCCATTTCTTACTCCTTTATCATCTGCAGATATTCTTCTACAAGGCTCTGATAGTCCTCTGCTGCCGCAGATCTCTTGCTAAATGCCACAACCGGTATTCTTGCATATGTGCTCTTTGCAACTGCAAGCGAATTTCTGATCAGTGTATTCATGGTCGGGTACCATTCTCGAATGATTTCTGCTCCCTGGTTGTGGGCTTCATTGTATTTATTGTATTTGCTGATAAAGCACTTCACATTTTTCAGTTCCGGATTTAATTCACATCTGATCTCATCAATCTGATCCAGAAGTTCATTCATCCCTTCCGTGGTATTATCATCAACTTCTACCGGAATCAATACGTCATCTGCTGCCGTCAGCGCATTGATGACCGATATATTGATATCCGGAGCATTATCGATCACACAGAAATCATACCTCTCTGATACCTGGCGTAATGCGTTTCTAAGTCTTGTCTGCTGTGGTCTTACTCTGTCCATGGTGACTTCCATATTTGCAGTCAGAAGGTTCAGATTCGCGGTGATGATGTCCAGATTGTCAAATTCTGTTTTCTGAATCAGACTGTCCATATCAGGTTTTCTGTCAATCATGATCTTATCGATTCCCTCGCCTTCCTGGGTGCGTCGGTTCATCCCCCTTGAACAATCTCCCTGCTTGTCGTTATCTACAAGAAGGACTCTCTTGCCCTTTGCAGAAAGGATGTAAGCAATGTTGATACTTGAGGTGGTCTTTGCCACCCCGCCTTTTAAATTGATGATTGCAATTGTTCTCATAATCGTTCCCCTTTTTCTCTATTCTTTTCTTATTCCACAGCTACAGCCGTCTCCGGGTTTCAAGGCTCTGCATATCCTGCTGCTGCAACAATAGCTTGCCTCATCCGACTGTGAGTACCATCTGTCCTCGCATTCTTCGCAGAACACGATGTTTTTATATTTGTTTATAAGTTTCGCTGCCTGGCTATGGCCAAAACAATTGATTCTGTCATATTCTGCCTTTATTTTGCTTGCGTACCTACTCATTTCGCACGAACTGCAGAAATAATACTCAAGCGCTTCCTGGCTGTCCGTCTTCTCTCTGTATTGACAGATATTGTCGCAGATGTAACTCTCCAGAGCTTCAATGTCTGTGTCTATTCCTTCGCTTTCGGTCTTCGTCAGCGCGGCGCATCCATTCAGGTTTTCCTCCTTCTGGTTCGCTTTCAAAGTAAATCCCTCCTTTCCGGTCTTTGTAGTACGTGAATCTGTATCCGGATTTAATGATCTCACCCAGATACTCCATTTCTGCCGGGTTCTGTTCCAGTCTCAGGCTCCAGCCTTTGCCCCATAGTTCTTCTGCATTCATCTTTTCTCTTTTCCATCTCCTCCTGCAGCCACCCGGAGTAACTGTGTTTCTCAGTCTTTTCGGATAATTGATGTGCATCAGGAAGGGCATGGACGGCCGCATATACCCGCTTCCATTCTTCTGCATTCCTGATCGGTTCTCCTTTGGTGTCTTTCCATCCGGATCCGGCCAGTTCTTCCAACTTCAGGATCCTGCTGCTTACATATGCATCCCGGGTATGTACACAGATCTCCGAAGGTACTGTCATGCGTTCCAGGGCTTCTGCCAGTGTGAGCAGGACTGTCTGGTGATAGGTTCCCTTGTAATGTCCGAAGCCCTCTCTGGTCTTTTCCTCATTGTGCACCAGTACCGAGAGGACATATCCACATTTTCTGTCTGTAATTCCCTGGAAAATACTGCTGGTTTCAAGATATATATCTACATGTGTCATTTCATCCCCCCTTGTCTATCCTTATAAGGGTATAGTGCCGGTATGCATATCCTGTGTAGGGGTTAATCCCCATTTTCACAGACTCCGGATCCACGTAATATCCTTTCGGAGCTTTCGGGTAGATTGGCTGTTTGTGCCGGTCCACCAGATTTCTTCTTTTTATCTCTTTTTGCTTAGGTTCTTTCCGGATCAGGTTACGGGAGCAACTATATCTCTTAATTTCGTCCGGTTCATGTTCTTCCAGAGGCTTTGTGATATACTCTGAAAGTTTCACATATCCTCCGGCATCATAGAGAGATGCGAAATATACATGCCCGTTCTCCCACAGTTCTGATATGATCCTGTCTGTTCCTGTCTCCTGATCTGCTTCTCGGTTTACCAGAAGGTGCACATGGGGGCCTCCTTTCTTTCCAATTGCCAGACGGTAAATATATTTCAGTTCCCATCCTTTTTTCTTATATTTCAATCGGACTTTTCTGATCAGCTTCGCAAGATCTTTCTTCATCTGTTCCCAAGCAGGGCGTTCGCCCTTCTTGTACGTGAGAGTCATCCAGTAATCGCCTGGAGAGAAGTTCCACTTGATCAGTCTCCTGACATCTCTTTCCCTTCTCCACTGGTTCTGTTTGGCAATCTCTTCCGGGGTGGCTTTCTTTTTCTCTTCTCTTTCCTGTCCCCTGGCTCCATACCTTCCGGTATGCTTTTCCTCTATCTCCATGGTACTCCCAAAGTCCCATATCTCCCTTATGTATGCCCACCTCATATAAGTACTCCTGTCGTAAGTCTAATACCCCTAATCGAGCTTTTAAGAGACATATTGTCTCGAAAAAAGGTTAAAAATATGGCAGGTTCACTCCTGCCGGAATTGACATTCCGCCGCCTGAGTGTTATACTTATTGTATTGCAATTGTCTCAGGTGGCGAAAGCCCGGCTCATGTATTCCCGTACATGAGCTTTTTATTTTCTTTTCAGCATGTCTACGTATGCTCTGGCGGCCGTCTCAGTCGTGTTCGCATTGAACGTGCCGGATTTGCTTGAGCAGCTCATTCCATCAAACAGTTTCTGTGCCATGCGTGTCGCCTCTGGTTCAAGTTTCTGCACGGCTTCTGCTATTATCCGAAGCGCTGTGATAACAAAGGCCAGATCCCCGCTCGGTGTAACTCCTATTACATCCTAGATCTTATCTACATATAACTGCGTACGTTCTATGCAGAGTTTTTCCATTTCTTCATTGTCAGCTTCCTGGACTTTCTGCACGAATTCCAGATATCCGTCAAAATCTTTTTTCAGCATTTTATTTTCTCCTTGCTTTTTCTCTTGTTTTGTTTTATACTTCTTGTAAATCAAATTATTTTCTTTTTTTATAAGCCTCTCATGTTTGCAGACGTGAGGGCTTTTTTAATTACTTTTCTCTTCTCCTGCAGCCAGACCAGAATTGCCAGGCACGTGATACTCAGCACTATTGTTCCAGCAAAGAGTTCTAATCTTGTGTTCCAGTCCCAGATTGGGAGCAGGGCGGTTATGTATCCGATCAGCAGAGATATGATCATCTTGCACTCCAATTTTCTCGCCTCCCTTCATTTATGCATGCTTGTCCTACTGTCTCCGCCTTATTCGGCGGTTTTTCTTTCGCAGTAATTCTTTCTCTGGTAATATCCGATTATGATTTTTGAAACGTTATCTATAATCCTTTGATTGTCTTCCTTTGTATTGTTTTTACAGTAGTCGTCGTGGGTACGGATTAAGACAGGAACGGAATTTATTTATTTTATAAAAAACAAATGTATTAAA